ATGACTCGTACATGGATGCACAAGCAACATTTGACAACTTGTACAGCAAATGACTACCTCCAACACAACCACATTTGACCTGTCGATTGATGACTTAATTGAAGAGGCGTTTGAGCGCTGCGGCATGAGGCCAACCAGTGGGTACCAACTTACTTCAGCCCGCCGCTCGCTTAACTTGTTGTTTCTTGACTGGGCCAATCGCGGGTTGAATTTGTGGACGATTGAGCAAACCACTTTCCCGCTGACCGCAGGTGTCAACGAAATTTCGCTGGATGCTTCCGTGGTCAACGTGCTCGAGGCGGTCATCCGTCAAAACAGCCAAGGCATCAACACGGACGTCTACATTGAGCGGATCAGTCGAGAGGACTGGCTCAACGTGCCGGACAAGACCACGCAGGCCCGCCCTGCGCAGTTTTATGTTGAGCGCACCAACATTCCCAAGGTGTATTTCTATCCCGCAGCGGACCAGAACTACACCTTCGTGTATTACCGTATTCGTCGCATCCAAGACGCTGGCGACTACACCAACACCTCGGACGTGAACTTCCGATTCCTGCCGTGCTTGGCCTCGGGCTTGGCGTACTATCTGGCGCTGAAGTTTGCGGCGGACCGTGCAGGTGCGTTGAAGGCCATTTACGAAGAGGACTTCCAGCGCGCGGCGCTTGAGGATCGCGACACTGCCAGCGTGCAATTCGTACCGGACCTGGGGGTATGACATGGCCTTCGCATCCGGCAAGTTCTCCAATGCGCTGTGCGACTACTGTGGCCAGCGATACCCCTACAGCGTCCTTAAAAAGAACTGGCGTGGGTTCATGGTGTGCCCGGATGATTACGAGCCCAAGGAGCCTCAGCTCGAGCCGCTGCGCTACAGGGGAGATGCGATTGCGCTGCGCGATCCGCGTCCCGATCGCATTGAGCCGGTGTCTGTCTTCGTGGGAGCTCCAGGCTTCACGGCCTTTCAAAGCTATGGCAGCGTCCAAGGCGGCACCAACATGCAACCGTACGTTCAGGGCCAAGCGCTTATTGCGCAGGGCGCTGTCGGATCAGTGACAGTGAGCACCTCATGACCTACGACGAACTTGTCACCAACATTCGCAACTACACCGAGGTGGGCAGCAACGTCTTCACCGCCCCGGTGATCAACACTTTCATCACGCTGGCCGAGAACCAGATTCTCCGTGAGATCGACCTGGACGTGTTCAAGCTCGAAGCCACCGGCACGATGACCCAGGGCAACAAGTTCCTGACCGCGCCGGCGGACCTGTTGACGCACCGTTACATGATCCTGACGCCTGTCAGCGGGGATCAACTGTTCTTGGATTTCCGGGACACCTCCTTCATGAAGGAGTACTGGGACAACGGTTCGGTGCAGGGCACGCCGAAATACTATTCGGTGTGGGATCAGAACACGTTCTACATTGCACCGACGCCGAACCAGAACTACAGCGTGGAGCTGGGCTACATCTACCGCCCCACGCAGCTCTCGTCCGCGAACCCCACCACGTGGATTAGCATTAACGCACCTGAGGCGTTGCTGTATGCGTGTTTGATCCAAGCGTACAGCTACACCAAGGGTCCTGCTGACATGATGCAGTACTTTCGCTCGGCCTACAAAGAGGCTATTCAGGGCTTGGGTACTGAGCAACAGGGCCGCCGTCGCCGTGACGAATACCGTGACGGTATGCTTCGTGTTCCCCTTAAATCGGATTCACCCGGACCATGATCACAGCACCTTTGCACGTTCCTGTTGGCAACGTCTTTGTCCAGACCACGCAGTCGCGGGGCTGGACCACGGAAGAGTTGGCGGCGCGCGCTGCCGACAAAATCATTTACGTCGGCGACCAGTCGCACCCAGCGGTGCAGGCGCAGGCCCGAGCATTCAAGGAAAGCGTCCAGCATGTTGTGGCGTTTTATTTGAAAGAGGCGGTTGAGCAGGACAGGGCAACGATTGCCGTGCGCCTGCGCGAGGCGGGCCACCCCGAGTTGATTCATTTGTTAGGAGATTAAAAATGGCGTTTTCAGGAAACTTCATGTGCACCAGCTTCAAGGTTGAGCTGATGCGTGCTGTGCACAACTTCACCACCGGCACGGGCAACACGTTTAAGCTGGCTTTGTACAACAACAGTGCCTCGTTCACTGCTGCAACGACCGCCTACACTGCCTCTAACGAGGTGGCGAACTCTGGCACGTATGCTGCTGGCGGCGGTACCCTGACCAATGTCACGCCCACCTCCAGCGGCACGACCGCGTTTACGGACTTTGCGGACTTGTCGTTTACCAGCGCAACCATCACCGCCTTTGGGGCGTTGATCTACAACGACACGGCGGCCGGCGATCCAACGGTTTGCGTGTTGGACTTTGGCGGTGCTAAGACCTCGACCAGTGGTACTTTCACCATCATCTTCCCAACCGACGATTCGACCAGCGCCATTATTCGTATTGCCTGATGAGGAGAGGATGTGGATGATGTCGTTGTTGCCTTTGAGGGCTGGAATGCATCTGGCGTAGGCTGGGGCGAACAGCCTTGGGGTGAGGGCGTCCTTGACATCAAAGCCACGGGCTCCGTAGGGTCCGTGCAAGTGACCGCTGATGCGGTCGTATTGCTTTCCGGGGTCAGCGCAACAACCGCCTTGGGCGACGTTACAGTAACAGGCACTGCAGAGGTCTTGGTCACGGGCGTAGAGGCCATTGGCTTTGTGGGCCAAGTGGCGACGACAGGAGACGCTAACGTCTTGGTCACGGGCGTGCAGGGCACGATGGCCTTGGGCCTCGTGACGGTAGCCGCCAACGCTGACGTGTTCGCCACGGGCGTGCAGGCACAGGGCCAAGTTGGGCAGGTAGCGCACACCGGTGACGCCAATGTGACGTTGATCGGTGTCCAAGGCACGATGGCCTTGGGCACGGTAGCCGTCACTGGCACGGGCCAAGTGGCCGTTTCTGGCCTGCAGGCCACGGCCAGTGTAGGCAGTGTGATTGCGGCGGCGGGTGCGGACGTGTTTGTTACGGGCGTGTCTGCGCAGGGGCAGGTAGGAAACGTGCTGGTTTGGAGTATTGTTGATGACAACCAGTCTCCTAACTGGCAAAATGTGAACGATGCACAGTCTGGGAACTGGGTCGTTGTCAATGACGGAAATACCGTGGTCTGGACCCGGGTTCTAACGTAAAGGAAATAGTATGGCAAGCACCTACTCCAGTAACCTCAAAATTGAGCTGATGGGTACCGGCGAAAATTCAGGTACTTGGGGCAACATCACCAACACCAACTTGGGCACCGCCCTTGAGCAGGCGGTTGTGGGCTTGGGCAACCCTGACTTTGTTGCAGATGCCAATCTGACCATCACCCTTACCGACAGCAACGCGGCGCAAGCAGCGCGTGCGCTGGTGCTCAACGTGACCTCGGGCTTCGGCTCGTTGACCGCGACCCGCGAGCTGGTGGTGCCAACAAGCCAGAAACAATACATCGTGCAGAACAACACGACGGGCGGCCAAAGCATCACGGTGAAGACCTCGGCCGGCACGGGCATCACGGTGCCCAATGGCCGCAAGGCGCATTTGTATGTAAACGGCACGAACGTCATCCAGATGTTCGACTTTGTCGACATCAACGGGGGCGCGATTGATGGTGCGACCGTTGGAGCGGCCTCGGCCTCGACGGGCGCGTTCACTTCGCTGACGGCCTCGGGTGCGACGACCTTGAACGGTGCGGTGGCTCTGGGCGACGCCTCTGGCGACTTGATCACGGTGCCTGGCACGGTCAACAGCAACCTGGTCTTCACGGACAACTCCTTTGACATTGGCGCGAGCGGCGCGACACGTCCGCGCAATTTGTTCTTGGCGGGCAACGGCACGGTTGGGGGTAACCTGAGCGTGGCCGGCACGCTGACCTTAACGGGTGGCGTGAACCTGAACGGGAACGTGACGGTGGGGGACTCTTCGGCGGACACCTTGACCATCAACAGCACGGTCACGAGCAATCTGATTTTCACCGACAACACCTACGACATTGGTGCGAGCGGTGCGACACGTCCGCGCAATTTGTTCTTGGCGGGTAGTGCAACGGTGAGCGGCAACCAGACGTTGACCGGCACGTTGACCGTGGACAGTACAACGGATTCCACCAGCACGACCACTGGCTCGATTCAGACCGATGGCGGCCTGGGCGTGGCCAAGGCCTTGTATGTGGGCACCACCACCAACATGGCAGGGGCCTTGACTTACGGCGGCGTGACCTTGTCCAACTCGGTCACGGGCACGGGCAGCATGGTGTTGTCCAACTCGCCTACTTTGGTAACGCCCGCGCTTGGCACTCCTGCAAGCGGTGTTGTCACCAACCTGACAGGCACAGCCTCAATCAACATCAACGGCACCGTGGGCGCTACAACGGCCACCACCGGCACCTTCACCACCTTGACTGCTACGGCCGACTCGTCGTTTACTTCGACGGGCGCCCTGATCATCAGCAAGGGCACGGTAGCCCAGCGCCCCGGCGCTCCAGCAGCGGGTATGTTGCGCTTCAACGATGACTCGGACGAGTTTGAGGGCTACAACGGCACTGCATGGGCCTCTGTGGGCGGCGCGGCGTTGGTCAACGACACCTCGACCTCGACCAACGTGTTTCCCTTGTTTGCGAGTGCGACGACAGGAACGGCGGCTACACTGAACACCAGCGACGCCAAGCTCTTGTACAAGCCCTCGACGGGTGAGTTGCAATCGAGCGCCTTGGTTGCGAGCAACGGTATTGTGGTAAACGCACAGACGGTGACGGCCAGTTACACGATTGCCGCAACGAACAATGCGATGTCAGCAGGCCCGATCACAATCAACTCAGGCGTGACTGTGACCGTCAGTAGCGGCGCTCGCTACGTTGTTCTATAAATTTAGGGGTAAGACATGTCATTGATTCTTGACGGTACAAACGGCCTGTCTGATGTAGACGGCTCTGCGGCAACGCCAGCCATTCGCGGCTCTGATGCAAACACGGGCATCTTCTTCCCTGCTGCTGACACGATTGCCTTTGCAGAGGGTGGTGCTGAGTCTGCTCGTTTCGATTCGAGTGGGAATCTGTTGGTGGGGACTACGACTCAAGCAGGGTCTGCACGTTTTACGATGCAACAATCAACTAACGACACTGCAGGTGGTCTTGGGATTGTTTCCGCTGACGGCAACGGGGCACTCATTTCTCGTCTAAATGACGGCGGGCTGACTTTCCGCAACGGCGGCGCAGAGCGCGCCCGCATCACCTCCAACGGTGAGTTTTGTGTGGGGAAGACAACCAATAACGACACGTCAATTGGTTGCGTAGTTATCCCTACCGATGGGAATACAGGGCGATTTAAAGCTACCGGCGACAACAGCAGTAGTGGCGCTGCGGTTCAAGTATTAAACACTTCTGGGTCTTCCACATTTCTCGTTCGCCCGAATGGAAATGCTCAAAACGTCAACAACAGCTATGGTGCTATTTCAGATATCAAGCTGAAAGAAAATATTGTTGACGCAACACCAAAGCTGGACAAGCT